GCCATATCCTATCTCACAACATTCTGATTCCGCGTGTTTCATAAACCGACGCACCTCTTGCAGTCGGATTCAGCGACAAAAGCGACACCGCATCAAACATCGCCATCAGCGGGTCGATTTTCGCCGAGCCGCTCGCCTGCTTGGTAATCAAAATACCATTGGCGCGGGGCTCGACGCGGGCATTACCGATCACCCAATTCATCATCGCGCTGCCGCTATGGATAAAACAGCCTTCCGCAAGCTTGCGCTCCGCCGTCTTAATCGCCGCGCCCAGCTTCCAACCCTGCGACACACCGACCACCGCATCTTCCGGAACGCCATATTCCAACATCGCATCCAAAATCGCACCGACCCCGTGCGGGTCAAGGCCGCATTTATCCAGCAAACCGCTCTGATAAACCCGAGCCACCAACCCCGCCACCTCGTCGCTGTCATCGCCGATGCGGCGGACAATCATCAAATCCCCCTGCTTGGCAAAATCCAACAAAACAGGCGCGATTTCCTTGCGCCGCTCCAACACCGACGGATGCGCCCAAGCATGAAACCACGCCGCCCACATCCGCGGATTGTCTTTCAGACGTCCAACAGCAGAAATCCCCAGCAAGTCATCCAACCCGCCGCCGTCCACACCGATGTCGATGACTTCGCAGTGTTCCAGCATCCAATCCAAATCGATTTCTGGACGGTTGCCGTTTTCCTCCCAAAAATCCGCACCCGCCCAATAATCAGCCGTCAACGACAAAGATATTTGGACGTTCAAATGTTTCGCCATGAATCGACGAAGCGCGATTTCGCCGTCTGCCTTGGCTGTTTCAAATTCCCCCATCAGGTAAGTTTCGGAAACAGACGCGCCCATATTCGGATTGGTGATATAAAAGTTTTCAGGCAGTCGGTAAGTGCCGTTATCCAACATTTCCTTCGGAAACTCATACAGCACCGGCAACAACCGATTGTCCACACGCTTACCGTCGCGCACTTCGCGGGCGCGTTTCAGCAAGTCGGCAAACACACCCGCCGGCGCCTCATCCGACATTGTAGAAAGGTAAATCACAAACCCTTCAGGACGGCTGGCTAAACCGCCTTTGGCTTCGGTAAACATATCCGCCGCCTTAGCGCGCTTACCGAACAACCAAACCTCCTCAATCAAAACGCCCGTTCCCTTGATACCCGCCACCGTATCGCTTTCGGCAGCAAGAATCTTCAAGGTTGCCCCTGTCGTGCGGTGCGTAATCGTCCGCGTATGGTCCTGTACCTGAAACAGGTCGGATAGTTCATCATCCGCCCGTATCATCGCCTTCGCAGGTTTGAAACTGTTGTTTGCCACCTCGACTGTCGGCGCAATAATGAAAAATTCCGCCTCACGCCGCCAATTCAAAATCAGCGCGGTCAGCATCACACCTGCCGCCAAGGTTGATTTCATGTTTTTCTTACTAATCAGCAAGAAAAACTCCTGAATCAAGCGAACACCTGAAGTAGGTTCATACGCCCCGAAAATGGCCGCAACAAATTCATACACCCATTCGCGCGTTACCTCGCCCATCATCGGCTCGCCCGGCACATCCACCAAGCGCAACTGCTTGAAAATGCGCAACGCCATCTCAGCCGATTCCTGATACAGCGGCGGGAATGGAATCAGGCTTTTACCGGCAATAATCCTTTCCTGCCAATCAGGACAGGCAGTTGACCACGTTTTCTTCAACATAACAAACCTTGCACGGGTTTAGGGGCATCCATCGGGCTAAATCTCCCGCCTGCCGCATTCGCGGCGCGCTCACGCTCCGCATCTTTCTTGCCCTGATCCGCAACTTTGCCGTGAAAATACCCCAACAACGCCTTCGCAGCATCAATCTGCTGACGGTTCAACGAAATCACACCCAAAGAACACAAAATCAACTGGTCTTTAGGGTCGGTTTGGTCGTAGCAAACGCCATCCAACTCAATCGTAGTACCGCGAACAACAGCACGCTCACGCGCCGACAATGCAATCCTGTCTAAACTTTCCGATGCCTCGGCAGGTCTTTCCGTAACAGGCACAGCCTGGGCCGGTTGCACCTCCTGAACAACCACACCCGGAGACGGCTCAACAGCAACAGCAACCGGCTCTGGCGGCTGGAAAAGCTTCAGGCGTTCAATTTCTGCCAAAACATCAACATCTTTTGCCAAACGACTGCCGCTTGCGCTGGCCGTCTTTTCGCTGTAACCCGCCGCAATCGCGGCCTCTCGGTTCGACAACCCTCGCAATTTCGCCTTGGCAAACAATTCCTTTTGTTCGTTCATTGCCATAGTGAAATCCCAATAAAAAAAGCCGCGTCATATAGCGGCTAAATGTGGCACAAAATGCCAAAAATACAATGCTTATCAACCTGTTAAAAATAGCTTTAACAACTCCACAGGAGAAAAAATTCTGCACATGGGGGGGCGGGGGGTTTCCGAGGGTAAGCCCTGTGAACTTTTGACACCCCCACCCCTTATCAACCAAAGCCGCGCTGACGATTTTCGGCGGCGGATTTTTCGGCGTGACAGGTTTTACAAAGTGTTTGCAGGTTTTCCATTTCATCCCTACCGCCATCTGCCAACGGAACGATGTGATCACACTCGGCATCCTTTGGAAGCACCACACAACCGCACTGCCTGCACTGATACTGGTCACGAATCAACACAGATTCGCGCAGGTTCATCCATCCACGACCGCGCATACGTTTTTCCGCCGTCTTTGGCGGATGCTTCACGGCGATTCTGTTTTGCTCAACAGGTCGGAGCCGTGAAGACATTTGTTTTAATCGACCCATAAAATTCTTTCCAAACGCAAAAAAGGCCGCCCAAACCTAATTCAGACGGCCTTCCCACGCTTTTTTTGACAGGAAAATGAAAAAGCTGCGCTAACCGCACATACAGTTAAACACAGCTTGCCATAATTTAAACAAAAATCCCCCAAAGCGTCAATAGGCTTTTAACAACTTTTTAACAGCCACATCCGCCATCAAGTTCAAACGGGCATTTGCCAGCCGGCGCTCATATGCTTTTCGGCTAATACCCAAAGCCTTTGCCTTCACCTCTTGAGTCCCAATCCGACGATACTCCGCCATAATCGCCTCTTTGCGATTTGGATTCAGACGGCAAATCGCCTGATCCATCACACTTGCCAAGCCGTCGCCGTCAACACCATAAGGTAGGATGGTCACAAATTCCGTTCGCGGCGGCAGATTACCCGCCGCCATCAAGCGGTTAAAACGGCTGTAGCCGAAGCCCAAGCCGTTGTCCTCTCGTTTGGCGGACCATTCCGCCCACCAATCCAAAAGCAAATCAAGTTCGAATTTCATCCCCTACTCCCCTTTTCTCTACTTCACTCCATTCAAAACCCCTTTCGTTAAATACCACCCCATTACCCGCCGCCCATGCCTGGATATACTCAATCAAACTTGCCAACCGCCGCACACCCATACGCGCCGTACTCTCCCGCAGGTTGATGACTTCCCCCTCCAAGCCGATTGCCATTTCAGCCGTGCCGCCGGTGGCAATCCGATGCCCGGAGACAAAAATCATCTTCCATTGCTCGATTGAGAGTTTTTGTCCGTTAAAGGTTTTCTGTTTCGCAATATCCCCCAGCATCGCGTGCAGCTTCGCGTTCTGCTCGTCCGTGCGGGTTTTCTCCCGTACTTCCACGACTGCCTTGTCATGCACTTGCAGCAGCGTTCCCGCCATCTCATACGCCAGCCGCATCACATCCCGCCGGTTATCCCGCGTGATGAATCGTTTAAACTTTTGGCTCATTCGATTTCCCTCGCCTTCCTGCGGTACTCCGCCGCCAGTTCGCGCAAATCCTGCTTACCGTAATGCTTTTCCGACTGATCGGCTTCGATACGCTCCACTTCGGCCAGCCCGATACGCCCAATCAAACCTTGTCGATACGCCACCACATTGCCCGACAAATGGCAATTACAATGTTTGCATTGTCCGTGCACATTGCCCTCGTCAAAACGCAAATGCGGCGAACTGCCTACACTGCGGTAATGCCCCGCGTCGTAGCTGTTCGGCTCGCCACCCAACGGCTTGCCGCAACTGATACAAGGCTTGCCCCTATCCCTCAATCGGATATAGCGGTTAAACGCCGCCTGCGCCTTTTTCGTCAGTTCCGGTATCGTTTCCAGCTTGTGCCGCATCGCCGCCGTCTTCGCCCGCTCCTTGCGCTCGGCCTCACGTTTCGCCTTAACGGCCGCCTTGCGAAACTGATCGCGCCGATATTCAATCCCGCAGGCCGGGGAGCAGACAAACTGCAACGGCCTCTGTTTTTCAAACACCGTGCCGCATACTTTGCATTTACGCTTAGCCATTCCGCCTCCTTCGCACCTCTTCCGCCGCAATCACAACCAACCCCAACACCAGCCCGACAACCGCCGCGCCCGT